ACCCCGAACGCGCTCGCACAAATGCAATTTATCATACGCGCGTCCGCTGAGAGCGGACGCGCGTATGCTCTCAGCGGACGCGCGCGTGGTAAATTGGATGATAGACATTCGATAGGAGACAGTCCATGCGAATTTCGGCACTAATTGCAGGGATGTGTTGGTTGAGCATCGTGGTCTGGCCGTGGCTGGTGATATTAGGCGTCGTCCAGCCTAACTGGCGCAGCTTTGCAGGTTTGGCGCTCTGGCTGCTGCTGGGGCTGATCAGCGGCAGCATCGGCAGCCGGTATGCGCCGCGCGGCACGAGGACAGCATGAGCGTACTGGGAAGGGTCGACCGGGTGATGGGCGCTTTTGGCCTGGCGCCCAAGGCGGCAGCAAGTCGCCGCCGCGGCCCGGACCTGCCGGGCTGGTGGGGCACGATTGGCGAGCAAGGCGCCTGGGGTGAGGGCATCCCTGACCCGAGCATCTATGCCAATCAGGCGCAGCGCTATGTCACCTCGCCGGCATTCTATGCTGGCGTCAACCGGATTGCTGAAGCTGGCGCCACGACCCGCTTTGTGGTTCGGGCAGGCCTGGCCGATGACGCGCCCGAAATCCCTGACCATGAGTTCCTGGCGCTGCTACGCCGGCCGGCGCCGGAAATGGAATGGCTGTCGCTCGACCGCTTCACCCTGATCGAGAGCGCCCTGGCCAGCCTGGCCATCACCGGCAACGCCTATCTCTACCTGGGTGGACGCCCCTCGCCCACTGTCCCGCCCACTATGCTACTGCCCCTCCGCCCTGACCGGCTGGCGCCAGTAGCCGACAAGTTGCACGGGGTCGCCGGCTATACCTACACCATCGGGTATACCGAGTGGCCGCTCAGCGTCGCTGATGTGCTGCACATCAGACGCTTCAACCCATTGAACGATTTCGTCGGCCTGTCGCAGGTCGAGCCGGCTAACTATGCGCTGGCCACCGACCTGGCCGCCCAAAAGCACAACTGGGCCACGTTCAAGAACAGCGCTCGCTTGTCAGTGGTCCTGGAGAGCGACCAGGCCAACGTCACTAAGGATGACCGGGACTTGATGGAGCAGTTCTGGCGCGACACCTATACCGGCGACCCGGAGAAGGCGCACCAGGTAGCATTCCTGTGGTCGGGATTCAAGGCCCGCGACCTGGGCATGAACCTGCGGGATGCCGAGTATGTCGAGGGCCGCAAACGCAATTTGTTGGACACCCTGATGGTGCTCGGTGTGCATCCCGGTTTGCTGATGGCCGAAGACGTCAACCTGGCCAACGCCAAAACCGCCGAATACTTATTCGCCAAGTACACACTTACACCGCTGCTCACGCGGATTGTCAATCGTTTCAATGCCGAGATCCTGCCATTGTACGGCGAGGGCCACACCCTGCATGGAGTAGATGTGGTGCCGCGTGACGAGTTATACGAGTCGCAGATTGCCCAGGCGCGGGGCGTGGCCGTAGTGCAACTGGTCAACGCTCTGGGGTCGGTCGAAGGCGTGGCGGAGGCCAAACGGCAAAACTTACTCAGTGCGGAAGCGCAGGCGGCCGATTGGACGGCGGCTGTGCCTGGCGCGCCGCATACAGCCGAGACCACGCCGGCCGAAGCGGCCGCGATCATCGAGGCGGCCGCGCGGACGTTGGCGCAAGGGAGTTGACGATGGCCACCGACTTGCAGCGTTGGGGTGAGCGCCAGATTGCTCTTCTGGTCAGCCTGGGGCGCAGCCCGCGCGATGCCGAACGCTCGATAGCCTGGGTGCTCAAGATGTTGCCACCGGGCGCGGACCCGGATCACTGGCTACCCACCGCGGACGAACTGGCCAGCACGGCCGATATTACTGCCGGTGACATTGCCGACGCCCGCGCCGACTGGTACGCCAGTCCAGACGTGCCGCCGCAGTTCAAGCGCATCCTGGACGCCCGCGCCGATGCCTGATGTAGCGACCTATTTACCCGGCTACACCTGGAGCGCGACTGTCCAGCGCTATCGCAGCTTGAAGACCGGCCGCTTTGTGCCCCGGGCGCAAATCCTGGGTCTGCTGGATAGTCACGTCACAGCCAGGCAAGAGTACCTGGCGACGCTGACCCGGCAGGTCTTGGAGAATAAACTACCCGCGTCCACCTGGCTGGCTGAGATGCGGGTGGAGCTCAAGCGGCTGCATATTTGTAATGCTGCTCTGGGGGCCGGCGGCTTCGACCGGCTGACGCCGCGGGACTATGGCCGGATTGGCGGCCATCTCAATTTCGAGTACCGGCGCCTGGCGAGTTTTGCCGACGACATTGCCAATGGCAAAGTGTCACTGGCGCAAGCGCTGAACCGGCTGAACATGTACATGGGCGGCGCCCGACGGGAGTTCTTCGAGGCCGAAAAGGACCGGCGGCTGGCGCAAGTCCGGCTCGGGGTAGTGGAGATTGGCCGCCGGCTTTTAGGCGCTGCGGAACATTGCGATGACTGTGTGCGCTACTACGAGCAAGGCTGGCAGTATGCGATTGACGTACCGGTGATCGGCGATAGTCAATGTGACGGCAACTGCCGATGTTCCGTGGAATGGCAGACCGTTCCGGCCGATGAGGTGGGCGCCTGGTTGAGGACCAAGCGATGACCCGGTACCTGGAATGGGACTATGAGCGCAATACCGTAACCGAGTATCGGCGCGAGGGCGAGTGCAATCAGTGCGGCGAGTGCTGCCCATGTTGTGTCAGCACTGGCCCACCGGCCTGCATGACTTGTTGAATCTGCCGCGTTGTGGATACCATTTCGTGGCAGTGAAGAGTTGGGATATAGATGCCAGCCCAGAACCTGTGGACCATTGACCCGGATGGCTATCTGCTGACGCCATCGGGCGCTAAGGCCGCCCGCGTTATAGCCAGTGTGTTGTGGCTATACGACAAGCGCACCGGGGCCGAACTGCCGTTTACGCTGGAGGATTGGTGGACGGTGACGCAGACACCAGATGCCCATACCAGGGAAGTGCCCTTCGATGACACGGCGATGTGCGACAACTGCGGGGCAACCGGCGCCTTTGATTTCATGGGCGACTGTCTATGTCCGCATTGCCTGTATGCCGGGGAAAACCGATCCATAAAGGACTTTCTAAGAAGCTGTAGAGAAGTAAATTCCACAAGCGGGCATGGTCAGGAGACCGGCCCGAGCGCGTCTGGTTGATACTAACATTTCCGAATTCGTCGTCGGGCAGCGGTTCTTTTTTTGTTTTTCGAGGTGGACCATGAATGACACAAATTTACCGATTGAGCCAGGTGTCGAGGCGCAAGCTACCGAAACACAGGCCATCGAACCGCCCAAGGCGGCTGTTACCAAGACCGAGGCTGACGGTGATCACCCGGCCAGCCACTACCTGGTCGTCGAGGACCTGGAGCACCCCAGCACGTGGCATTTGCGAGTGAGAGACGCTGATGGGTCCATAAACCACACGCTTCTCGGTGGAGCCTGGGCCGCCTTGCATGAGGGGTATCGCGGCAACCGCTACGAGGGGCCGGACAAAGCGGAGGCGTTGCGCAAACTCAAGAAACTCTATGAACAAGAGGAAATGCCACTCCCGACCGCGGCCAAGATGATCACCTTCCACCTGGCACTGGAAAAAGCGTTCGGCGACCCGGATGACCCGACCACCCTGCTGATCGAGGGCTACGCCAACACCGGCGTTGTGGACCGGACTGGCGACCGCATCATGCCTGACGCGTTCCGGGCCGGTCTGGCAGCCTTTATGAAAAACCCAGTCGTGCTGTTCATGCACGACCTGCGCCAACCGGTCGGCAAGGTGATCGAGGCCACCATCGACGACGTCGGCCTGCGCGTCAAAGTGGCAATCGACAAAACGCTGGAGTGGGGCGCCAAGGCCGCCGACATGATCGGCAAGGGCATTCTGAATGCCTTCAGCGTGCGAGCGATCAACGACCTGGCCGCGGGCTATATCGACGCCAACGGCGTGCGCAACATTTCCAACTGGGACTTGCGGGAAATCAGCGTCGTAACGGTGCCGGCACACCAACAGGCGCTTTTTTCGATAGCCAAAGCGTTGAGCTGCGGCACGGACGTGATGGAAAACGAAAGCGATCAGTTACCGGCTCCTGTAACGGGGCCGAGTGGAGGTAAAGCAATGGACGGACAAGAGAAAGCGCCTGAGGAGCAGGTGCTCAACATCGAGGAAGTGGTGGCGAAGGCCCTGGCGCAACGGCCCGCGCCGCAGGTGGACACGAATGCCATCGCTGAACAAGTCATGCAGGCCCTGGCAGCCAGGCAGAAGGTGGCCGATGACCTGGCCGCAGCCAAGGCTGCGGAGAAAGCAGCCTGGGAGGCTGAGCTGCGCAAGCAGTGGACGGCCGAACAGCAGAAGGTGGCCGCCAAACAAACGCTGCCGTTCCCGGTGGCCGATCTAGGCGACACCAAAGACCCTGGCGCGCAGGCCATGCGCCAGTTGCACCAGATCATTGTCAGCTCGAAGTATGACCGACTGGGCGACTTGGATCTGTTGCAGCGCTACTATCTGCAGAGCCGGGCCGCCAAGACCGGAGCCGCCCCGCGGCCATCCGAACAGTTCTATCGGGCGACCATGGTCCGGGCGGCCAAGTTCATGAACGCCACCGACGATGTGTTGGTGTGGGACGCGACGCCAGGCGCTCGTCCTCGCAGAGAAGCGCGGCCGGCCTTCGACCCGGCCGTCGCCCGGCCATTTGTGGCTGGTGATGAGGACCGCGGCGACATCCTGGGCGTCGACGGCAAAGTGGTGATGCGCGACGTACGCTTCACCGACAACGTCAGCGCCAAGGGCCTGGCGCAGCTCCTGGAGATCGGCGCCAAGAGCGACGAGCTGGTCTACTCGACCCAAACCAGCTATGGTGATGAGTGGGTGCCAACCCTGATGTCGGCGATCCTCTGGCGCACCATCCGGCTGAATGCCGCGGTGCTGCCGCTGTTCGATCAATTCGACATGCCGAGCCAGCCGTATGACTATCCCCGCGAGAGCACCGACCCGACCTTCTACAAGGTCGCGGAAGCCACCGATGAGAGTCAGTTGGTAGTCGGCGCGCAGACCTTCCCGGACAGCAAGCCGGGCACCGCCAAGACCACCTTCAGCGCCGGTAAGTTGGGCGCCTTGAGCTACTGGTCAGAGGAGATGGGCGAGGACAGCCTGATCGCCACCGAGCCGCAACTGCGCAATCAGTTCGGCGTTGCGATGGCGCATGCCATCGACAAGCTGCTCATCCACGGCGACGAAACGGCCGGCGCCTCGGAGACCGGCAACATCTCCTACTATGGCTCCAACGTCGGCACGACCCGTGACATCCTGGTGATCGACGGCCTGCGCCATGAGGCGCTGGTCACGACCACCACCGACAAACGGGACGCGGGCACGTTGACCATCGACGACGTGGGCGCCACGCGGGCCCTGATGGGCGCGGCCGGTGTGAACGGGGCGGACCCATCGCAGATGGTGATCATCTGCGATGTACCGACCATGCTGAAGTTCGGCGGGCTCAGCGAAGTGCTGACGGTCGACCACTTCGGCCCGCTGGCCACCGTCCTGACTGGGCAACTCGGCTCGATCATGGGCGTGCCGTTGATCCAGTCGCAGGACTACGGGCTGACCGACACCAGTGGCTACGTCAACGGGACGGCCGGTTCCAACACCGTCGGCTCCTTCCTGGTGGTCAACCGCTTGGGAGTCAAGATCGGCTGGCGACGTCGGCCGCGCATCTACGTGGGCCAGGTGCCGTTCTCGGATGCCTGGTACGTGATGGGTTCGGCCCGCTTTGACTTGGGTCTGTTCGGCGCAGGCATGGTTGGACTTTCCTACAACATAACAGTTTAGCAAGTTATGTTGTAGACGCAATGCGCTTACCGCGGCGGCTGGCTGGCTGGGCAGCCGCCGCAGGAGGGACTGCATGAAGATTCGGATGCTGCACGATCGGCAGGGCTGGTTCTGGCCGGTTGCGCTTTACGCTGGCCAGGAACACGACCTACCCGAAGACGTGGCGACTTATCTGATCGAGATGGGAGCCGCTGAGGCAGTTGCCCTGCCGGACGATGTGACGCCCGCGCCTGAAAAGCCGTCGGCCCGCCGGCGTAAGGCGGTCTGATGGCCGTCCGGGATCGCCGCTGGTACGTCAGCCTGGACGCGCTCAAAAACGAGCTTGGTATCACTGCTACAACACACGACGCCAAGCTCAAGCGCTACATCGAGCGCGCCAGCGCTTATGTAGAACGGGTCACTGGCCGGACCTTCCACCCGGTGACCGCGACGCGTTATTTCGACGCGCCGGTTGGCACACCGCGCGGTGCGCTCTATTTGGGCGACGACCTGCTGAGTGTGACCAGTATCACCGACGACGGCGGGGCGTTGACGGCGACTAGCTACTTCCTGTATCCGCTCAACCGCCCGCCTTATCGGCGGGTGGAGCTGCTGGCGACCAGCGACACCTGGACCTTCACCGATAGCCGCCAGCAGGCCATCATCATCGTAGGTACCTGGGGCTACAGCGCCAGCTATGACGACACCGGGGCCACCCTGAACGGCGCGCTCAGCTCAACGACCGCCGCGACCTTCACGGCCAGCGATGGCTCCCTGATCGAGGTCGGTTGGAGTCTGCTGATCGACAGCGAGCAGCTGTTCGTGACGGGCGTCAGCAGCAATACCGTGACCGTCCAGCGCGGCAACAATGGCACAACCGCCGCCACGCACAGCACCGGCGCGGCCATCTATCAGTACGTGCCGGAACCGGACGTGACCGAGGCGGTCGTCTTGCTGGCGGCACTCTGGTATCAGTGGCGGGACGTGGGTGGCGTTCAGAGCCAGCGGATTGGTGACTATGCTGTAACGTATGTAGACGGCTGGCCGGTGCCGGAGGTCGTA